GCATGTGGCACAAACCAACCTTGTTGTTGCAAATTACTATTTATTGACATAGTAACAGTACCATCAATAGCTGTATCTCTAGCTAAACCACTGTTTATAGTAAAGCTATCAGAACCAAAACCTCCATTAGCTGCAGGCAGCTCATAGTTCGTGTTAGTAAAACTATTAGTGTTAACTTCCCAGTTCAAGTATTGATAAGCATATCGGTTATCAACGTGAGATTTTAAACCAGCAGGTGTTACTGCTCTAACTGTATCAGTTCCTGTGTCAGCTTCTGCTGTTGTAGCTAACTCAACTACACCCTTAGCAGATGCGCTAGCATCACTTGCAGCAACAGTAATTGTAGTCCCACTATTTGTAACACCTATAGGGCTAGTTCCACTTAACGTAAAATCAGCATTACCACTAGTAACCTCTGCGTTACCACTACTAGTTGAAATCCTAACTCTTTCTATATCTCCTGTATTAGTAGTATAACCAGCTCCATTAGTTATAGCATTATTATTTAAAGATATGTTAGCCGAGCCATCAAAAGCAACTCCTGCTATAGTTTTTGTGGCTGCTAATTTTGTAGCTGTTGCAGAGTTACCTGAAGTATCTGCAGCATTATTAGGAATGTCTCCAGATACAATCTCACCTCTAATAGTAGCTGAACTTTTATTTTCTACATTATTTAATGTTAGGTCTGTTTTTAATTCTGCTGTTGTTTTAGATTTTACTACTCCACTATCTTCTACTAATATATTTCCACCGCTACTTTTGGAAGCGTATGTTGATGATAGATTACCAGCTATTGTTAAGTTTCCAGACTCATCTATGGTGCAAACTACAGTGCCAGCATGGTCTTTTACTTTTACAGCATTTGTTCCGTTTCCGTCAGTGTCTAAATTTAAATTAATGTCAGTGCTACTTCCAATCTCATCTGTTGATATAGAGTTGACTGATATATTAGAATCAAGATTAACTGTTGCATCTCCTGAAGTGCCACCACTTACACTAATATTAGTACCACCTATTACAGATGTAATATCTCCAGCAGTAACTTCAGTTTCTTTTATTTTTGATATTTTAGTATTCTTAGCCATAACATTTTACTGAACTATTATTATGGTTGTAAAGTTTACTTTATCATTAGAAACTTTGATATAATTTATACCTTTTTCTAGCTTTATTCTTGTAGTATTTTTATATAGTTTATGTTTTCTACCATAGTTGTCTATAACCAAAATATCAACAGGTTCGTTAAAGTTTATGTAATCTTTTGTTGGATTAGGATAGGGAAGATATACGCTTCTCTTATACATGTTTATGTCTACAGGACCTGTCCATCCTTCTTCGCAATAACTATACAAATCATAACAAGTGTTGTCCCAAGAGTTATTACAACAGTATGGGTCAACTTGTATTACCCATTCAAAGCAAGCGTCAGGTATATAGTAAGGAACACTAGCATAACATCCAGATTCATAATAACAACTACTGTCTGCTATATTAGCTTCTATATTGTAGTTTACTGCTGTTACATCAGTACATCCTTCTACTGGTAGTATACAAGAGCCATTATCCACGTTTGCTAATGGATTATAATTTAAGGCTAAAGTATCAGTACATCCGTTTACAACATCAATACATCCACCGTTATCTGTATTGCATGTATCACAGTAATTAAATGCTGTAGGGTCTATACATCCAAATATAAGAGGTATACAACCACCATCATCTACATTTGCATTGGGATTATAGTTAAACGCACCGTCATCCATACATCCTAGAACAACTTCTATACAAGAACCCTCTAGCTCTACATTAGCTTCAGGATTATAATTCAAGGCTGTAGAATCCATACAACCAAGAACGATAAGTGTTAAACATGAGCCGTTGTCAAAATCTGCTAGGGCATTGTACTCAATGTAATTAGGATTAGTACATCCAGCGATATAATAGCAGCTACCATCGTCTGTATTTACACTATCATTATAATTAAGTGCTGTACTATCTATACAGCCATATGTTCTTTCTATACATTCATTACCACAGTAAGGCTCACCAAATATTGAAATAAATGGTGGTATTGGATTTACAAACCCACCTTCAATATCTATAGCCACATAGTCCCCTTCAGCAGAATATAAAGAATATCCACACTGCACAGCTGTAAAGTCTGATTGAAATGTTATCTGAAACTCAGCTTTTACAGGAAGACCTGCGACTAAATTAAAACTGTATGTAGTATCAAAACCATCTACTAGAGTAAAAGTGTCAATAACAGCCCAGCCGAATGGTGGTGAAATATTTGTAGCTTGTGAAACTATTAAAGAAGAACCAGCCCAGCCGTTTCCAGCTAAGTCGGTTAGTTCTAACTCATGCAGACAATTAGGTATATTAATATCAGTATTAGCTGAATCTACATAGTTAAAAGCTAAAGAATCTGTGCATCCATATATTATAGGAGTGTAACACATTCCTGTATCTTGAGTTGCTAAAAAGTTATATTCAACGTAATTAGTATCCATACAACCAAATACAGGTGGAGGTGGAGGACAGTTAGAAGTCACTATTGTGTCCATTAAAAGGTCTCCAAAATTAGCGCTATCTAAAGACCATATTGTATCACCACACTGCTCTATATATATAGAGCCGTCTTCTCCTCCCCATAAGCTACCAGCTATACCATCTCCATAAGCATCTTCAACAACAAAGTAAAAACTGTCTATAGGTGCACATTCACTAGCATACTGAGGTTGATAGTCTATTATATCTAAATACGGACCACCACTCATTAAAGTGTCTCCATAAAAATCCATAATATACCAAGAAGTTTCTTCTGGGTACTGGTCAGGATTAATAGTAACATCTAACCCCCATGTTCCTGGAGGGCATTGTCCAAATGCTGTAGATATTGTAAAAACAAAAACTATTATAAATGATTGTAAATATTTAATAAATCTGCTCATTTTAAGAATATATGTTTAATTTGCTATTTAAATAGTTTCTAACTAAGTTTGATTGACCATCAGTTAAAGCACTACTATATATTAATACTTCGTATATGTGTCCTCTAAAACTAGACGTACCAGTGTTACTTGCTGCACCAACAAATTTTATATCAAAAGCATTACTATCACTATTAAAAGATATTGTACTTTCTAAATTTCCGTTTATTTTTAAGGTAAAATTATTAGAGCTAGTGTCACTTGCAGAGGCCATTCGATATTCTAAAAGCTGTTTAGTTCCGTCAGTAGCTATGGCTGTAGACGCAGTAAATTGAGCAGGATTAGTAAATGCATTATTGGCTTTTAATCTATGATTATTCGCATTATTACCTTGACCTATTCTTAAAAAGTCTGTACTATTATTAGAAGTAAGTAAACTGTTTGTTGCGGCAGCATCAGCAGAAATTGCTAAAAATATATGAAAAGAATTTAAAGTTATAGTAGAGTCTAACTCTAGAGAATCTTCATCAGAATCACCAAACCAAAGACCTCCACCGTCATCTAATCTAGGCCTATATGTATCAGCTGGATGACCTGCATCATTACCATTTCCTGATGAATCAGCCCAAGTGTCTATAGCTGCTGGGTCACTTGAAGAAGTTATACCTACGCCATTTTGAAGCCAAAGTTGTAAATTACTTATACTAGTTGGAATAAATTCAACTACTCCTCCTGCCTTAACATTACCTAATCCTAATCCTATCATAATTAAAATTTACTCATTATTAGTTCATCTATATACTCTTGAACTTCTTTTTTAGTAGCTACTAACTTAAAACTAAGGTCTGCCTGAAATCTTTTAACTTCTTCTCCCTCATCAAAAACAACTATTGTTGGAACAACAGCTATTTGATATTTAACTTGATTATTGTCTTTTTCTATTGAAAGAGATTCTTTTTCACAGTCTGATAGCTTGTTGAACCATGTCACGCTATTTGCTTCGTTGAATCCAGAATTAAAGTGAATTATTTTAACTTGACATAAACTTGATAGAGGTAATATTATTAATAATAAAAAAAATATCTTTTTCATTATTTATAAATTTTATCTTCTATTTTTTCTAATGTAACCTTTATATCTTTTACATCTTCTTGTGTTGTCATAATTGTTTGACGAATGAGTTGGTCTTTCATATCGTATTCAATTCTAGTAATTTCAGGGTCTGGGGCTACAGGTAATTCTTTAGCTTCTGCTATTTCACCTTTTAATGTAAACCACATTCCTGTCATACTTACTAAAACAACACCTAATGATATTATAGTTTCTAAGCTAAGTTTAATTTTTGTGTCTTTGCTTATCTCTTGAGCCATTTTACATTTTACATTGTTTGTCGCACCATCTTAAACATACTGCTCCAAAAGTTATACTTTTTATTATTTTACAAATTTTATTTTTCATATTTAAAATATTATATAGTTTACACCTAGTTTAAAGTCATACCACTCTCTGTTCCAATACTTATTGTATTTACCTTCAGCAAATATACCAAAATGTTTGTTAAACTTCAAGCCTAAAATTAATCCTCCAGAATAGTCATACCATTGTTCTCCATCATTAAACATATGATATGAGTATTCTCCACCATCATTGTAGTGATACGGCATTAGGTTACCCCATGAATGTAACCAGAAATTTTTAGTGTAGTGATAAAAGTCAAAGCCAACAACGACACTGTACTGCCACTGATTTTCTAATTCGTTTCTTTTTCTTTTAGCATAATCAGATAGAATACCTGGAATTACAACTTCATTCCAAACATCAGAGCTTGTTGCTATTATTTCTCCTTGAGGATTTTTATATTCACTGTTATAAACATCTACACTATAACCCTCTTCTATAGCTAGTTGAGTATAGTGAGTGTGACCTGATTCTAAAATCCAATCTTCTAAAGGATTGTATCCGTATGGTTCTGCTAGTCTAGTAACGCCACCAAAGTTAAATGATAACTTCTTTTTACCATTTATTCTAAATCTTTGTGTGGCTTCATAATATTCTATGTCTGCAAAACCATCCTTAATGTATTCTACTTTTGTAAACCATACAGGTCTAACGTATCTTATAAAGTGTTGTTGGTCAAAGTATTCAACACCCTCTTGTCTTTTGTATTCTACTTCAAACAAATATTCAAAAGAATTTCTACCTATACTAGCAGCATCACTAAATGATGATTCTGTACCATCTTTGAATGGTGATGTTCCTTCATACTGAAAACGCTGTATCTTACGGATACCCATAGACAAAGAATAATCATAAGGAATAGTTACAGTATCTGTAGAAAGAAAACTGTTATTAACTGAATATACATTTTCGTCAGCTAATGAAGTTCCACCATTAGAAGCTACATAAAAAGTAGAAAACTTAAATATATCTTTTATTTGTGAGCAACACTTTTTAGGTGCCGAACAAGCTAATACAAAAAGTAAAATTACTATTAAGTAAGATAATTTATTTTTCATGAATTATTAACTTACAGGTGTAGCTCTGGGTGCTAAGTAAATAATGCAAGAGCCACCATTTAATTCAACAAAGTCCCATGTACCATATATAGTAACTCCTTTTGGGAATGTGTGAGAAGTAGTAATTATTAGAGATTCATCTGTTGCAGTTAAATTTGTTACTGCACCAAAAGTAGTTCCTGTTTCGTCTTCTCCGTCTACTGTGCTTATAGAATTAGTTACACCTCCCATGTTTTCAAGGGCCTGAAAAGTTGTGTCTTCTAACATTGTTATAGCGGCTACATATCTGTTTGCAGAGTTTCCGTTTAAATCTGCTTTAGAGCCATCTCCATTTAAATATATAGAACCATACTGACCGAAAGAAAATTCATCGTGTTTTGTTCCTGATAATGCCATTTTATAATTTTTTAAATTCGTACAAATATAATAAAATTATCTATAAACAATTTCTTTTCCCTCAAGAACTCTATAAAACCTAGTAACTAGTAACTTACCCTTTTGAGATATAGCAAATCTTCTTTCTCTATTGTGAGCTTTTTCTAAATAAACAAATATGTATCCAAGTCTATTTAACCTAGGAACTTTAATAGAGGCAAATCTATCCGAGGCTCTAAAGTTTTTTACAACATAAGTATAGTTAAAGTAAGTCATATCATAAACATGAAATAAAAACTCTATTTCATTTACTGATAATCCGTAAGCATCTCTGAAATAATAAAGGACTGGCCTATAGTTTTTTAGGTATCCAGGATTAGGCATGTATTGAATTTAATTGTTTTGGCAAAGTTAACTATTTTATTGTATATTTGCTGATAATTAATTTTATTGAATATGTCTACTCTAGAAGGTAAGAATATAAGTGCAACTTATCAAACTTTATTAAAAACAACTTCTGATTCTGGTATTGGAACAACAACAGGTACAATAGAGGATGGAAGAGGAAATGTTAGTCCGCTTAGTTTATCTGTAAATGAAGCATCTATTAGCGGCAAGTTTGGAATAGGAATAACAAGTCCAACAAGTCAATTACATATAGTAACATCTAGTGCTCAACCTGTGCTAGTTACAGATAACTCATCAAATGAGCAGTTTTATGTTGGTGACGCAAACTCTAACTTTAATGTTAAGTTGGGAGATATTACTGACGCTTCGTCTGGTAACGATACTGTTTTATTTGTAGAGGACTCATCTAGTAGAATAATTGCAACAGCTACTAATTTTGGTATCAATAATAGCTCTCCTACAGCTACGCTTCATGTAGGTGAAAATAGTGGAACAGCTAAATTTTCATTAGGCTCTAGTACAACTGCTTTTGATATAAATGATATATTTACTGTAGATACTACTAACAGTGAAGTGACAGTAGGAGGTAGACTAAAATTAGAAAACAGACTTGACGATAGTGGAGACTATTATAAGTTAGAGGAATACTTTTATAAAAGACCTAGATTAAATGCTGATTTAGATGACACAGATGATGAAACAGAATTTGTGGCTGCTAATCAAAATTTTGAGGTTTTAGGAACTAATGCTACAAGTGCTTTAGTAGACTGGTCAACTAACTACGGTGGTATAAATGTAACTACTGCTGGAGCTGACAATGACCAAATTATTATACTACCTCATCTAGATGCTAGAGAGGATAGTCAACCTCACACAGCTTGGAGTGGTGTTAAGTTTGGAACTGAGAATAGTACCGAATGGAAGTGTGCTATAACAACTCCTTCGGCTATAACAACGATGGCTTTTTGGGCTGGAATGAAGTTGACAAATGTGCCAGCTTATGCTACTGATGATAATCAAGCTTACTTTTTGTTTGCTACGGATGATGACCATGGAGCACTAACTACTAATGGTAATTTACATTTTATATATAGTGTTGCTGGTACAGACTTTATAACTGATTTAGGCGTTACTGTTGCAGCTAGCACAACATATAAACTAGAGTTAAGATTTGATGCTTCTAGACAAATAAGTGTTTTTTGTAATGGAGTTCAAAAAGGATTAGTTACTACAGCTACAGCTGGTGGAGCTACGCAGTCTACATCTACAACAAAGAGTAGTGCTATGACTGATGATATTGACCTAATACCTTATATAGGTGTTCAGCAACATGCAGGTTCAATAACAAGAAATCTTGAGATACATTATCAAAAGATACAAAGATTACTGTTTGAGTAGAAATACTTAATCAGATAAATATTAATTAAATTAAATAAAAATGAAAACAGAAGACCTTATTAAAGAGGTTGGCAATTCTGTAATAGATTTGCTAATCGAGAAAAACAGAGCCTACGGAGATAGCGCTACAAATCCATCAAACATATTTTCAAAGGGAAGCGCTATAGATAGTCTATGTGCTAGACTTGACGATAAGTTGATGAGAATAAAAAACAAAGGTATAAATGACCAAACAGAAGATACTATTAGTGACATCATAGGTTATTTAATACTTTTAAAAGTAGCCATAGCTAAAGAATCTAAAAATTTAGACAAAAAAGAATATCAATCTTTATACACAACATCATGGAGTTAATGGAAGACATAAAGCCTATTATAAGAAAAATTACTATAGGGGATATGAAGGAAGGGTTAACCTATGTTGTTGGTCAAACAATGATGAGAGGTCAACTTGAGGTTACTGCTATAGTTCAGGATGAAGCTGCGTGGTATAAACATCAACAAGTTGTTTATGATGTGTACGTTAAAAGAGAAGGAGAAAAATACTCAAAACCATGGAAAAGATTTTTTTCTCAACCAACTTCAATAGAGTTTGATATACAAGATAGAAACGAATATAATATAATGTAATATGAAATTAATTAAAGATAAATTTTTAGTAAAGTTAGAAAAGTTAGTAGAAGATACCGTAAAAGTTAATGGTGTAGAGATGTATTTAGACTCTAGTTATGACCCTATGAGGTTTGCTAGACAGTATGGTGAGGTAGTTATAGCTCCAGAAAGATTAACTAGTAAATATATGGATGTTAAGGTTGGAGATAGGATATACTTTCATCACTTTGTTGCTGACAAGAAAAATCAAATGGTTGAAGATGAGGATGGAAACTACATACTGCAAGTTGATGCAGGACAAATATATTGTGCTGTAAGGGATGAAGAGATAATTATGCAAAACTTTTGGTGTTTAGTTGAACAAAAAACAGAGTCAGAGAATAATTACAAAACTAACTCTGGGATATTTTTAAAGTCTACCATGGAGACAGAGGACCTTAGAGGATATTTAAGACACGCTAATCAAGAGATTTTAGATTATGGTGCTAAAATAAATGATGAGGTTATATTTTCAGAAAACTCTGAATACAACATGAATGTAGAGGGCAAGGAGCTTTTAAGAATGAGAAATATAGATATATTAGCTGTAATAGAGTAATGAGTATAGATGTAAACAAAAAACTAGAGGAGCTTATGCAGGCTGGTTTAGAGGCTTACGAAATACTTGTTGAAGAGATTAAAAGACCTTTAGACGAAGAGTTACAAGATGATAAAAGGCGTAACGCTATGAAGGCAAAAAAAGAATGTTTTCTTGACGCTAAAGACATACTTTCATCTATTAAAAAAATAGAAAATCAAATAAATGGAGAAGAAGACTCCGAAGAGTTAGAAGAAGAAAAAGCTTTTACTGCTGGGTTTGTAGAAAAATACGCTAAAAAATAATGCCTGAATTTGAAGAAATATCTGGAATAAAAATTCAGCTTCCTGAGAAGCCGAAAAAAAAAGATATACTATTTTCAAATCTTCCAAAGAAAAAACAAAAATGGTCCAGAACAGAAATGCCCTCTGGTCTTTCTCCTGATACAGCTTCAAAGTACGCTGATTTTATTAATCAAGAGTTTGATAGAAGAGCTAACGGGGTTTGGTTTATGAACAATGGTGTTCCTACTTACATTACTGGAGAGCATTATTATTATTTAAACTGGTGTAAATTAGATATAGGATATCCAAACTACAGGGATAGAGATAGAAGATTCTATATGTTTTGGGACCACTGCACAAAAGACCCTGATTGCTTTGGTTTAGTGATGGTGAAACATAGGCGTGAAGGAGCTTCTTATAAGGGTGCAGCCATGTTGTTATATGAGGTTACTGCAAATTACAATGCTCATGGAGGTATTATAAGTAAAACTGGTGCTGATGCTAAATCCCTGTTTACTGACAAAATGGTTTACATGTTTAGGAATCTTCCTTTTTTCTTTCAGCCTATCATTGATGGTTCTGACAATCCAAAGTCTACATTAAGTTTTAATCAGCCAGGTCAAAAGATTAGTAAAAACTTTAAAACAGTAACTAAGTCTGAAGCTCTTAATTCTAAGATTGACTGGAGAAATACTAAGGAAAATTCATATGACTCCGTAAAGTTATTGAGATATTTATGTGATGAGGCAGGTAAGTGGGTTGACGCTAATGTAGAGAAGAACTGGGAAGTTGTTCGTTCTTGTTTAACTTTAGGTGATAAAATTATTGGTAAATGCTTTATGCCTTCTACTGTTAATGAGTTGTCAAAGTCTGGTGGAGAGAATTTTAAAAATCTTTGGTATGACAGTGACCCTCAAGATTTAGATGCAAATGGAAGAACTCGTTCTGGTCTATATCAGTATTTTACTCCAGCCTATGATGGATATGAAGGATTTATTGATGAGTATGGTATGTCAGTTATAGAAACTCCAAATGAAGAGCAGTCTAAGTACATAAAAAAGACAATGGGTGCAAAAGAGTTTTTACAGAATATTAGAGACTCGTATAAAGACAATACATCTAAACTATCTGAAGAAAAGAGACAAAGACCCTTTAATATTGACGAAGCTTTTAGAAGTGATGTAAACAACAGTTTGTTCGATGTAGAAAGAATTTATCAACAAATAGATTTTAATAACTCGTCAAATCCTGTCACAGTTTATGGAGATTTTGTTTGGAAAGGAGGGATAGAAGACTCTGAAGTTATATGGCAACCAAGAAAAAATGGAAAGTTTCATATAGCATGGATACCGCCTAATGAAAGAAGAAACAAAAAGGACACTAAAAATGGTAGGCTATATCCAGGGAATCATGTTGAGTTAGTAGCTGGATGTGACCCCTATGACCACGACACTACGACAGACGGTAGAAGGTCTGATGCGGCAGCATATGTATATAAAAAATTCTCAATGATGGATGATTTTTCTAGTGTTTTTGTATGTGAATATATACACAGACCACCAAAAGCTGATATTTTTTATGAAGATATGATAAAAATGTGTTATTTTTACGGCTGCCAAATACTTGTTGAAAATAATAAGGTTGGTATTATAAAGTATTTTGAAAGAAGAGGCTATAATAATTATCTAATGGACAGACCTGAATCAACTCACACATCGTCTAGTAGGTCGCAAAAAACAAAAGGTATACCTAGTACAGGTGCTGCTGTTTTAACTGCTCAAGCCGAAGCTATTTCATCTTACATATATGACCATGTTGGAATTAACAACGAAACTGGCGAAATGGGTAGATGTTATTTTAATAAGTTACTAGAAGATTGGAGTAAGTTTGAAATAGATAACAGAACTAAATATGATGCTACAGTAGCCTCTAGTATAGCTTTACTTGCAGCTCAAAAATTTGTAAAGCCCAAAAGTAAGCAAACTTTTAATATGAATAAGTTTGTAAAAAAATATAAAAATACAGGATTAATATCTAAAAGAATATGAAGATTAAGTTTGAAACTATAGGAGGATATCCTACACCATTCGTTAGTAATGAAGAAAAAGCCTCTAACGAATATGGTTTACAATATTTTAAAACCATGTATAAGGATTATCAAAAAACAGGAGAGTCCACCTACACAGCTAAAAGAAGAAGAATGGAAAATTCTAGAAAGTATGCTGAAGGTATTCAAGATGTTTCAAAGTACAAAGACCTTTTAGATGTTGAGGGAGATACATCATTTATGAATATAGACTGGACTCCAGTTAGTATTATACCTAAATTCGTTGATGTAATAGTTGGTGATTTATCTAATCAAGCATTAGAAATAAAAGCAAGAGCTGTAGACAGTTCATCTGAGCAAGTTAGAATTACTGAAAAGAATAATCTAATGTTAAAAATGATGAACAAAGATTTTTTAGCTGAACTGTCAAAGATTACAAGAATGGACTATAATCCAAAAGGATTTGTTCCTGAGTCAAGTGAAGAGCTTGACTTATATATGCAACTAACCTACAAGCAATCTCATGAAATAGCCTTAGAGGAAGGTATACAGTTTGTAACACAACAGAACGATTTTGACGAAACAAAAAGAAGAGTTTTAAGAGATTTAATAGTTGTAGGTCAGGGAGCTGTCAAAACATCTATATGTCCATCAAAAGGTGTTAAGATAAAATATGTAGACCCAGGCAACTTAATAACCTCTAACTCCGCATCACCATCTTTTGAAAACATTCAACATGCTGGAGAGATATATAGAGTAACTATAGCTGAGTTAAAACAAATGGCTGGCAGTCAGTTTACAGATAAGGAATATAAGGAGATAGCTGAGAAATACGGTAAAAAAATATCTAATACAAGATATGGTATTGGATTTGATGCAAGTAACTCCAAGTATGTTAGCGAATATGATGAGTTTTCTGTAGAAATATTAGATGCTGAATTTATGAGCAACTATTATTTAAAGTACGAAAAAAAGATGAACAACTTTGGTGGGTATTCTTTAAACAGAAGAAAACTAAATCAGAAAGTTAATGAAAATGAAAAAAGACAAGTTGTTCAAAATACTGTAAAAGCTGTATACTCTGGTAAGTATATTGTAGGAAGTGATTATGTTTTTGATTATGGTTTAGCTAAAAATATGATGAGACCAAAGTCTGATTTATCACAAACTAGATTATCTTACATAGTTTACGCACCACACATTAGAAGAGGTAGAAATGTTTCTTTAGTAGAAAGAATGTTGCCTTTTGCTGACCAAATACAACTTGCACATTATAAGATGCAACAGCTTTTAGCTAAAGCTAGACCAAAAGGTGCTGCTTTTGAAATAGGCTCATTAGAAAACGTATCTAAAGGTGACGGAGGTAATTTTACTCCTTTAGAGTTACAAGAAATATTCGACCAAACTGGTAATATATATTTTAGAAGAACTGATGATGAAGGTAATCAGACTCAGTCTATGCCTATAGTAGAGCTAGAGAATGGTATAGGTAATGACATCAGCAAACTTATAAGTATATATCAGCATAATCTACAAATGATTAGAGATGTGACTGGTGTTAATGAAGCTAGAGATGCTTCTAAACCATCATCAGATGCTTTAGTTGGCGTTCAAAAATTATCGTTAGCTGCCTCTAATAATGCTACTAGATTTATAAATCAAGGATATTTAAATATTATTAAAAGAACAGGTCAGTCTATTTGTATGAGGCTTCAAGATTTACTGAAATATAATAAACCTTTAAAAGGATATATATCAGCACTTGGAGATACCACAATAAAAAACATAGAGCTAAGTAAAGACTTATCTATATATGACTTTGGTATATTTATAGAAGTTGCTCCTGACGCACAAGAAAAACAAGTTTTAGAACAGAATATACAAGTTTCTTTAGCTCAGAAAGAGTTGAGGTTAGAAGATGCTATAGCTATACGTTCTGTCGTAAATACAAAACTAGCTAATCAAATGCTTGTTCTTAGAAGAAAGAAATATCAAGAAGAATTAATGGAGCAAGCTAAGAAGAACGCAGAAAATAATGCTATGCAACAACAACAATCTATACAAGCTGCTTCTCAAGCTAAGCAACAGGAAATGCAGACTAAAATGCAGATTGAACAATCTAATGCACAGATAGAACTACAGACTAAGATGCAGTTGCTACAAGCTGAGTTTGAGTTAAAAAATAATTTAGCCCAAGCTGAGCACGAAAGAAGAATGGCTGAGTTGCAGATTAGTGGTTCTGTAAAAGAAAAAGCTAACAAGGCTTTAGGTAGCTCTAGAGAAGGCTCTATCGAAAAGAGTGCTTATTTCCAATCTCAAATGATTGAGCAAAGAAAAGATAAGCGTGGACCAATAGAAGACCCTGATAGAATTTTACCAGAAATGTAATAATAGTTTATACTTTGTAGTAAAAAAAAAGTATATTTGCAAAAATTAGTTTAATTAAATTATAGTAATATGGAGAATAATAATGATATAGGCGATTTAATCGCTGGAGCATTAGGAGGAGAAGTTGTAGGAAACAAAGAGGAGCAAGCTCAAGTAGTTGACCTAACAACTGAACAACCTCAACAAGAAGAAGCACTTAGTGTGCAAGAGGAGCCTGCACAGGTTCTCGATTTAACCGCTGAAGAGGTTCAATATGAATCTCCAAGCAACCAAGAAGAAAGTTCTTTAAATACTGAAAGCTCAGATTTTAATTCTGATTACCTATCTGATTTAAATCAACAGATTGGATACGACTTTGAAAGCGTAGAACAACTTGTTGATACATTTAAAGAGTTGGCTGATTATAGTCAAAACGAACAGTCTAGTTATGCTAACGAGCAGTTAGAGTCTATGGACAAGTTTGTTAGAGAAACAGGCCGCTCTGTAAATGATTACTTGAGAACTCAAACAGTCGATTACAACGAAATGACTAACGACAATGTTGTAAAAGAATATTTGAGAATGAACAATCCAGACTTATCTAAGGAGGAGATTGATGTTTATTTTGATGCTCAATATAAATCAGCAGGTGCTGAAGAAGGAAAAATCACACCTCAATCAGTTCAACTGAAAAAGGATGCGTCTATAGCTCGTCAGGAGTTGCAAAATATTCAGGAGTCATACAAAATGCCTTCTGAAGGAACTTATAGTTCTGAAGAAGAACAGCAACTTAGACAAGATTTTATAGATAATATGTCCGATGAAGTTGACGCTGTAGAATCTATCGAGTTTGACATTAATGAATCTGGTGAAACTTTTACTTACGCATTGTCTGATGAACAGAAGAATGCTGCTAAAGACACTTCACAGAATCTAGACCAATACTTCGATAAATACATTGATGGTGACGGCAACTGGGATTACGACTCATTAGCTATGGATATGTTTATAAGAGACAATTTTGAATCTATAGTAAGAGCGGTAGCAAATCAATACAGGTCAAAGGGAACCGAGCAGGTCATTGACGAGATTAAAAACCCATCATTTACACCAGAACCAAAAAATGTTCAGGGTGGTAAATCAATATTAGACCAGGTGTCAGAGCAAATATTTAAAGGCAGTAATTTTTGGAATAGATAATAATTAATTAATAATTTTAAACTTTTTAAAAAATGAGTACTGTTTCTTTAGCTAGTGGAATGACGTTGAGACCAACGGCAGTTCAAACAGCTACAAACGAAAACTATGTAAGTGCATTGACAGCAACGTCTGGTGCTTTACATAAAAGAGACGTTTCTGAAGAGTTAGTAAAAAGATATGGAGACCAAGGTATTACTGGTCTTCTAGAGTTAATGGGTGCAAAAGCTCCTACTACTCAAACTACTTTTGAACACTACGAAGAAGCTTTCTTACACAATGATGTTATATTCCGATTTGATACATCTGTATCAGCAGCAGGTACTGCATCGGAAGCAATAACTGTTCAATCAAGTTCTTTACATGACTCTAAGTCTTCTTTACGAGTAGGAGATATTCTTTTACTAGAAGACAACACTCAGTGTTATGTTCAAGCTAAAAGCTCGCAAACTGCGGCTGTAATATATCCATTAACTTCTAGTGGTTTTGTTTCAGCTTTCAGTACAGGAGTAGATGTAAATGCAGTTATTATTGGTAATGCTTTCCCAGAAGGGTCTGCACAACCAGAAGGATTAACTCCTCGTATCCATGAATACTCTAACAAAGTTCAGATTTTAAAAGAATCTTTTGAGGTTACTGGTTCAGAAGCTACTAACGTAATCTATGTAAAAGTAGATAACGAAGAGATGGGTTCTGGTTACTTATGGTACCTAAAAGGTGAAGCTGATACTTTCAAGAGATTCCAAGATTATGCTGAGATTCAAATGATTCTTGGTAATACTATTAGTAACACTAACTTAACAGGCACAAGTTCTACTTTTGATGGAACATCTTATTCTAACAGCACTTTAAGACAGTCTGAAGGATTATTATCATTCATTGAAAATAAAGGTCAGTCTATGGATTTAGGCTCTTCTGCTATTACAATGGCTGATTTTGACGCTATCGTTAAGTCTTTAGATAAATTTAGAGGTGCTAAAGAAAATGCTCTTTACGCTGGTATTAACTTATCTTTAGATATTGATGACTTATTAGCTGCTCAAAGTGTTGTGGCTGCTGGTGGTGCTAACTATGGTACTTTCCAAAATGATAAGGATATGGCTCTAAACTTAGGTTTCAACTCTTTCACAAGAGGTGGTTATACTTTCCACAAGAAAACTTATGACTTATTTAATCACCCTAAATTACTAGGTGCTACAGGTCAGAAGTACAATGGTTATGGTATGGTTATTCCTATGGATACTCAAAAAGATGCTCGTAGCGGTGAAATGATTCCTTCATTAAGAATCCGTTATAAAGCTGCTAATGGTTATTCAAGAGATATGGAACACTGGTTAACAGGTTCTGCTGTTCTACAAAACAAAACTAATACAGAAGATGTATTAAAGTCACACTATCGTTGTGAAAGAGGTTTTGAAGGATTTGCGGCTAACCGTTACATGTTAATCAAGAAATCTTAATTATTAACCTTATAAACTTTATATAATATGAAAAATATGTTATATTTTGCAAGTGCAGCTGCTGATGCAGACGCAGCAACTGAAGAAGTAGTTTGTTTTCCTGCTGACCAATTATCTCACATGGAGATGGCAACAGCAACACAGATGAGAATTTATTTTGAATCTAGTCAAGAAAATGACGCTGACTCAGGTATAGATGCAGCTCACGCTGTACTTACTATTGCTACTGGTAAACACAAAGAAGCTATGTCGGATATTGTTGAAGTTATCAACAGAGCAAGTGGTGGTAACTTTGGATTTATCAATATTGCGGACAGTGAAAATTCAGTTTTCTGTAGTGAGCACATTACAGCTTGTGCTTCTATCGCAATAGTTGACGCATCGTAATAATTGCAAACTGTCTTGAAATGATATACAGACAGTATAATCAACAAGGGAGGGGAGGTAATCCCTCCTCTCCTTTTTTTTAATTTAATTTAATATTTAATAAAATGGCAAGAAAAAAAGTCGAAAAATCAAATGTTGTTACTCCTGTTGCAAGTGCTCCAGTTGAAGAAACAACGCAAACAGTAGAGGCTCCTAAAGTCTCTAATCCATTACCAACCTTCGGTAAGAATGTAAGTAGAAAACCTTCTATTTACAAATTAGTAAAAAGTTATAAAGATAAAGGCGGAGTCGATAGGTATCCTATCGTTTATATGTTAAAATCTGAAGATGTAGTTTTTGACGAACAAACTGGTACTCAAAGAGCTATTAGATATGTGAGAGGTCAAAAATCTATATTTGTAGACGAGCAAAATGATGATGTTGTAGCTAAAGCTCCTATTACATTTAATAATGGATATCACATTGTTGAACACACTAATCCTAACTTAAAAAAGTTTTTAGATATGTGTAATGCTAATAGAGACAATCCTAATAGATTAAAAAGCTCTGTACCTTCTTTTTGTTTAGAAAATTCTGAAAAGAAAGCTAAAGAAAACTTACAGAAAAGTAGAGATATGTTAAACGCTGTAACAACTGCTTTAACTATTTCTGTTGACAAATTAGTAGGATATGCTAAAGTATTAGGAGTCAATATTAACAAATCTACAGATGAGATTCGTTATGACATGAAGATATTAGCTGAAAAAGACCCTGCTGGTTTTATAGCTGGATTAGACAGTCCTTTAACAGATATGAAAAGTCTAATATTAAAAGCAAAAGAATACAAAGTTTTTGTATTTGAAAACAACAGAATTATGTGGGATGTTGGTGGTAAAAGAACATTGGTTACAAATGTTCCTATGGGGATAAAACCTCTAGACCATTTAGCTGAATTATGTCTAACTGTCGATGGTGAACCTATCGTAGCACAGATAAAAGCTCAGCTAGCTAGATACAACTAAAATACTATATATATTTATTAAGGAGAGGTGTCGTTGATATCTCTCTTTTTTTTTGCTATATTTGCTATGAAATTTATTATTAAAAATGACAATAGACGAGTTATATAGATTTGTTCAATTTCTAGCAAACAAAGACCAGAGAGGTTTTATAAAGCCATCTGAGTTTAACTTAGCTGCAACAAGGGCTCAGTTAGATATTATAGAAGAGAAGTTTAAGTCGGAGAATACACATAAGAATCTAGATGATTTAGCACCTGTGGTAGAAAAAGCAACTATCACATATAACGCTGCTAATAATGGTGCTTTTGGTTTTCCTACTAGATTTTTGCATTTTATTTCTATGACTTTTGGTGGTAGCACTGTAGAGTTGTTAGGTCATGAAAAATTACAAAATAGATTAAGTAGTGAGTTAGTTGCTCCTACAGCAGCGTATCCAGTAGCTGTTATGATTGATGATGGCTTTGAAATATTTGCTAGTTCAACTGAAGCTACTTCTGGAACTTGTATTATTACATATATAAAAGAACCTTTAGCTCCTACATGGACATCTACTGTAGTTAATGGAGTAGCTGTATACAACGCTTCAGCTTCAGACGCTCAAGAGTTAACTTTACCTACAAGCACTCATAAAGATATACTTCATAAAATATTGGAGTATGTAGGAGTTAGTTTGAGAGAAGCTGATGTAACTTCGTTTGGCTCAAGCTTTGATGAATCTTCTAAAGAATAATTAAATGGCAACAACAAGAACAAAATTAGCTGAGCAGATAGTAAGAATACTAGACGGTGGTAATGTTTCGGATGACTCTAGAATATCTAAAAGAGAGGTTATGGCCCTAATTGACCAGGAAAGAGACTCTCTTATAAGACAGTTAATAGAAGATAGATTTTACACTAAAAGCACAACAACTAACAAGGCTGAGTTAGAAATTACAGGTGACTTTATTACACTAGATACTGGACTATCTGTTTCTAGTAATAGAGTAGAACTACCTAGTCAACCAATAACTTTACCAAATGATATGGGTATAGTTAGAGTTTTTTCTAGTTCATATGAATATATTAGAATGCCTTACGGTGGAGGCAGCTTTACTGCAAACACTAATCCTTTATATCACGACACAGTAGTTAGCTCTGCTAAAAAGTTTTGGTATATTCAAGGAAATGATTTATACTTATATCAAGATGCTACCGCTACGGTAAGCGTGGCTTATATAGCTGTTTCTAGTACTTTAGCTGATACAGCTACATATCCTATACCAGCTGACATGGAGTCTATAATAGTAAAGAATCTAGTTGAAACAATTAACTTATTAAAGGCGGCAGAAGAAGACTTTAAAAACAACAACATAGGATAATATGGCACAATTTGTAACTTTAGAAGAGGTAGTAAATGAATTACTAGTAGATGAAGGTAAAAACACTCAAGCAGAGTTTTTAAGATATTATAACATAGGACTAAGAGGTTTAAAAGAATTAAACTTTGATGTTGTAAGAATGATTAAGGCTGTTGAGCTTACTGTTGATTCAGCTACTAATACTATTACCCTTCCGACAGATTACGTTAAATTTATTAATATAGCTGTACTAGGGTCTGATGGTGACTTACACTACCTAGGTAGAAGAGAAAAACTAAACTTAGTTGATGGTGCTACTCCTCCAAGCCCAGAGTCTGATAGTAACTTCTTTGACAATGTAGACGAGGGTGTATATGGTAGATATGGTTTTGGTGGAGGTAACAATGCCAATGGATATTATAGAGAAAATTTAGATGACAACACAATAGAGTTTTCTTCTGTTACAGGTCAGCTAGAAAGAATTATTTTAGAATACATATCAGATGGCTCTCAAGGTGTAACTGGAGATGACATAAAAGTACACACTTTTGCTCAAGAAGCACTAGCTTCATTTATATACTGGAAGTCAATACAAAGAAAAAGAGGTATAAATGCAAACGAAAAGATGTTTGCTAGAAAGGAATTTTACAATCAAAAAAGATTAGCTAGAGCTAGAATGAATACATTTAATAAGTACGAGGCTTTACAAACTACTAGAAAAGCGTTTAAACAAGCTCCTAAACTATAATTGAATGGCAAATATAAATGAGAAGAAAAACTTTGTAGGTGGCTTAGACCAAGATAAAGATGAGAGATTTTTAAAAGAGGGCGATTATAGAAACGCTTTAAATTTTAGAAATCAATCCTCTGAGACTAATAGTGCTGGTATGCTTCAAAATATACCAGGTACTACTGAAAAATCTTATACTTATCCTACTGGTAAACCAGTAATAAGTCATGGTGTAAATTCTTTCTCTAATGGATTAGTAACTTTAGACAACAATGTTACTGTAGGACACAAAGATGTTGTAGATTCTCATAAAAAAAGTCATGGAGAAAATGTTCCTAAAAGTTTAGTTTATTTTTTACCAGGCTCTATGCCAGCCATAACAGGTTTTGGAGTTAATTTTTTTGCATCAAAAACAACTAACAAAATTGGAAGTGACATTACATTCCCAGCTCAAGCAGCATTCAGAGGATTGACCATGGACTCTATTGAAGGAATCGTAGATGTATTAGAATCATTTGAGACCTTACATAAAACAGATTTATCCTCAAAAGGCATAAATTTAATATATTCTGAAAAAGGTGTAAAAATTAGTGGAGTTGATTTACCATGTTTAGTATTTACATCTACTACAGACTCTGATATATTCAAAATTGATGTTGTAGGCACTGAAGTTGATAATGGTAATTTAAAAAAAGGATTTAATTTTTTTGTAGAAGAATTTAAAACAAAATAATAATGTCAGGTAACGCAAAAATATTTGAAACTAATCCAAGAGATTACATTTGTATAGGCTCATATGAAGACACTCATAGTGATAAAATGTATTATTTTGTGTATGGAACCGCAGATGACCATCACATACTAGAATACGATTTACAGAGTGATACCATATCTATTGTTTTTAAAGACTGTGGTAGTGCAGAAAGAAATGTTTTTAGATGGCAGTCAAGATTTTTAATAACTGAAATCAATAAAGTTGGAGATGTATTATATTTTACTTCAGATAGATACGGTGAGCCTCAAGAGATAAATGTAGAAAAGTCTAAAAGGTCTATGGCTCAATTAGAAAGTGGAGGATTCTCTGCTGTTAGCTCACAAATTTTAAATGAAAATCCAGACAAGTATTATCCGTATTTTCTGTATATTAATGGGGGTTTTCCTTCTCCTGCTAACAATTATCCTGGATTAACAACTAGAGAGTTAAAAAGACAATATGTTTCTGTTAAGAAAAAACCTCCTTACAGAAAGCCTAAATTTGTATTTGACACAAACTCTAATATTAGTAAAAATAATCTGTATGGCAAATCTTTTCAGTTTAGATATAGATATCACATGTTTGATAAGCAAGTTACAGAATGGAGCCCCATAAGTGATGCTAGTCATTCAAGTGTAATGTTTTATAACATTCCTGATTTAGGAGATGGAAATCAAAATCAAGACAATGTTATAAAAATATCTTTAGTTCATGGAAATCATCAAGTACAGTTTATAGAAATATGTGCTAGAACTTGTAAAGACTTTGACGTAGATAAACAGGGTAATAGGGGTAACTTTTACATAATAGGTAAAGTAAAAAATGATTATCAAAAATATTTATCAGCTGAAGAAACAGATTTTGAGTTTTCTAATGATAAAATATATCCTTTTGCTGATAAAAATGAAATAGCTAAACTATACGATAACGTACCAAAAAAAGCTAGAACACAAACACTACTAGGTGATAATAGAATAGCATACGGAAATTATTTAGAGGGTTTTGATGTAGAATCCATAGATGTTACATTGACTCCTAAATATGGTGATGGTAGCCTAGCTAGTGGGACATCTTCATTAATATTTCCTGCTTGGACAGTTGCTCCAGAAGGAAGAACCTTTACTGAGGTTAGTTCTTTTGAGTTTGACCAAGGAATATATAATGGTGTTTCTTTAGCTGGTGGAGATGTTGGCGCTAATTCTGAGGCTAAAAAAATAGCAGCATATTCTGGGGCTGACTTTCCTGGTAACGAACATACAATATCATTAAAAAATTCCTCTATGAATAATTTAGCAGGATTAAGTGTAGGTTCGTCTTTTACATGGAGATTATCCAGCCTTCCTAGAATGGACCCATCTGATAAGGTTCTTGATAATATAGTTATAGGTCCTTATAATTCCGTTAACAAGTCTTCAACTGCTTTAGGTCCAAAAGTAAGTACTGGTGCCTTGCGAAATTATAACGCTAGTTCTCATGGAAAGGATATAGAGACTATACATATAAATAGATTAACAACTGGTACTGGAGATGGTGCTTTTACTGCTTCAGGAAGTCCCTCTTTTTGTGGACATTCTGCTGGAGGTTCTAACAGTTATCCTATAATAGCCTTTGCTTTTGATTATAGCTCCATAACACCAGCACCTAATTTATTGGTTGATATTAATATACAAGCTGAATTTCATGCTAGAAGAAGTAATCCTGGTGGAGCTAAAGATAGAGCTGAAGACACAGCTAAGCAAACAATAAGTATACAGCAGACAATAAACACTGCTTCTTCTGGTCAACAATTTTCAACTAACTCTTCTGGTTTAAATGAACAAATGAAGCTTGTAGCTGAACAAATGGGAAATCTATTTCAAAACTATAGCTCAGTAAGTGATAAGCCAGAAGGCTCTCATGGATGGCTTAAAGGTCCTTATGTAGATTATGATAAAAAAATAATAGTTTTTCCTTTAATAGCTAAAAATAAAAATAAATTTTCTGGTGATGTTCCTCAAGGTAACAATGGTAGACATCACAGGCTTGTGTGCTCTCAAAAACAGTCTGGTGGAGTAGACCCTGGATTAGCTGGTATATCATTAAACTTTAACTTTCCTAATACTGATTCAGACCCTAATTACTCAGGAGCTAACAAAAGTAATATATGCGTATTTAATGCAGTTGGAGTTGGTTCAGGTAATTCTGATGAGGCTGGTAGTTTTAAATCTGGAGCATATCATGACTTTGGAATAGTTTATTACGATGAGTATGGTAGAAATTCTACTGTAGCTATAGACAATGAAAATGGTAGCTCTAAGTGTTATGTTAAATTTTATTCTGAAAGAAAAAGTGGTGTTGACTCTCCCATAGCTGGTGGGCAAAATAATCTTTTTGGTAGAACAAGAATAGACTGGGAGATATCTCATCAACCTCCTGTATGGGCTAAATATTATAGCTGGGTATATTCTAAAAATACATCAGTAGATGAGTTTATACAATTTATTTGTCCAGAAGCTAAAGTTCTTGACGAACCAGATGATGGTGAAGCAAGAGTATTTTTATCACTAGCATCATTAAAAGGTAATGGATACTCATATAGAGAACAGTCAAATCCTCTTATAGATTATAGTTATGTTGAAGGTGATAGAATTAGATTTATAACATCTCCTTATAATTATGGAGCTAGTATATATGCACCATTATATATAGATTTAAAAATTACTGATTTTAAATTTGTCAACGATGATGAAGATTTCTTTCAACAAGCATCTATAGAAGGCACTGAAGCTCAATTAAATTCACAGTTTAGAGAAAAAAGTGCAGAATTAGGGTTAGGACAGGGATATTACATAACTGTAGAAAATCCTCAATTTACAGATTCGGCAAGTTTTGAGTTTGTTAGAGATAACGACTCAACTTTAAACTTTTATGCTGGAGGCTTATTTGAAATATATAGACCTTTAAAAGAAGCGGAAGAGGAATCTAATAGAGTATATTATGAGTTTAACTTTAAACACACTATAGCTAATCCACACACTAGAGAGAGAGCTCACAGAGGTATGACTGCAACTCAGGTAGTTGACGCTAATGGAAACACTACTGCTACAGCTAAAGGATTTTTTAATCATGGGGATGTTTTCTTCAAACAAAGAATTATGAGAAATAATGTTTCTTCTGGTCAGGGAGAGGCTTTTATAAGTAGACTTGTAGAGGACTATTATTTAAATGATTTTTACCCTACTAATCATATAAACATAGGAAGACCTAATCTTTTTGTTCCTTTGGCAAAAGAAGAACTAAAAAATTCTAGTGTAACTTATTCTGAGCCTTTTCAGCCAGATGTTAATTACAATGGACTAAGTTCTTTTGAACTATTTAGTTATGAGGATTTTAACAGAGATGACGGTTCTATACAAAAGATTCACTCTAGAGATACAGATTTAGTTGTAATACAAGAAGATAGGACATACAAAGCTTCTATAAACAAAGACATTATAACAAATGCTGATGGAACGGCTAACGTAGGTTTATCTTCAAAGGTTATTGGAGTTCCTTTAGCACTAGGCCCTTACTTTGGAATCAGCAAAAATCCTGAATCGTTTACTTATAATGGTAACATTCTGTACTGGGTTGATATAAAAAAGGGAGCTGTTCTTAGATTAAAGGGAGACACTTTGCAACCTATATCAAGACTAAATATGGTGCAATACTTTTATGATAAATCTGAATTGTATAGAGAATCAGACCCTATGTTTGGATTTACAGATAATGTTGCTAATTGGTATGAAGAAGGATTAATTGAGTTTGCCACAACTAAAGGTGATAAATACAGTGAAAACGAAGTTTTTGCAATAGATTTAAAAGTTAGTGAAAAGATTTTTGAGCAGTTTAATACAAAGCACTATGCTTTTAGAATACTTGGAGCTTACAATCCAAAACATGATGAGTATGTTATTACATTCCCAGAAATACCAGGAAATAACGCTAATGCTCTTGACCAAAATTCGAATCAGTGGTCTAGCTTAGACTCAGCTCCTGATGCTATAGCGTACAATTACGCAACAAGAGTAGAGCCAGAAACTGTTGTTTGGTCTGAAAGAAATGAAAGATGGGTTAGTTTTGCTTCTTATGTTCCAGAAATGTATGGTAAAATTAATAAAAGATTTTTCTCTTTTGTAAAGGGTAATCTTTTTTTACACGACTCAAGTGCAAATCATAACACTTTTTATGGAGTAACATACAACTCTAAGATAAAGTTTCCTTTTAATGCTTTACCTAACAAAGTAAAAACATACCATGCTTTAGCAATAGATGGTACATTTGCTTTAGAGTGTAATTCTAGCGGAACAGAAGAATCTACTAAAACAGGTTATGACGTAGTAATAGATACAAATCTATCCTCAACAACAATAGATAGAGAGGTGTTTGACAGAAAAGAAGGATTGTTGTATGCTCAGATACCTTTTGCTTCAGGAAACATAGATGGAGAGCCAGGAGGTTCAGAATACTTTGGATTAGGGAATATAACGACATCTAGCTCATCTACTACAGTCAACGTATTAGTAGGCTCAGTTAATCCAGCAGTTAGCGTAGGAGATGTTATTTATCGTGAGGTAGGTGGAGGTAATAGCGTTATTGGAACAATATCTTCTGTAGGAACAAACACCATAACACTTACATCCAATGCTACTACATCTATAACTAATACTTTTGGATATGTTATTAAAAATACATTAACAGAAGGAGATAGAATAAAAGGTAGCTTTATGAATGTTGAAGCCTCTAAAAGAACTAAAAAGCCTATTGAGATATACAGTATAAAAACAGCTATATCTAAAAGCGAGCTTAGTGACGAATAATTTATTATATTTGTAAAAATTTATACACATGCCACAAGGAAAAGGAACATACGGAAAAAAAGTAGGAAGGCCTAGAAAAAGAACATACAAACCTAAATTTAAAAAGTTTGGTTTTGGAGATATATTTGGTAACGTA